CAGAATTGATACGCCCATATTTTCAAACAGACTAAAATCGTCAAAACATATCGCATAGTGAAAAGCCTTTTTATATGGTTCGTCCTGTTCACTATAACAATAGGTTCTCTGATTGTTGCCGAAAGAAAAACATAGTCTTACATACGCATCATCTTTCTTTAATCTGAAAAAGTCCTCCCTACTTATCCATCGGTTTTCATCCTTGAACTTCCCATTTACTGTATCAACGAAAAACTTTGCGCTGTCCGTTATATCATTTATGATAAACCTTTTATATTTCCCCGATAAAATAGCTGCATGAGTGACTGCACATCCCCCGGCAAAAGGCTCTACCCATACATCAGCAGAAGGAAGTGCCTCAACAATCCATTTAGCTATACGCGATTTGCTACCTTTATAGGATAATCCGTAATTCATATCTTCATCATTTTATCATCAGCAACCTTTCAAAATCCTTATCCCTTTCCTCCTCGCTCTTGTACACAACCCATAAATTCTTTATAGGGTTGTCCTTGAATGATGCACTTTCATCTGCCAGCTTGTTTATCACTATAGCCGGGTTCCCGTCCGAATACCAGTCTTTTTCATACGATATAATGAAATACTTCATAAGGGCGTTTTCCCCGTCACTGAACACAAACATTCTGCCTTTTGAACGTTCCTCGTATTCTTTCCATACCTCAACCTCTTTCTGAAATATTTCCGCTTTATCACTATTGGGGTTCTCCAGATAATCCACTATCATTCTGGATACCCTTTTTAGTCCTATAGCGTTAAACACTTCCGCACATCCTATCAATATATCAACATCTTTTTCCATGCTCTTTCTCCAAAAGTTTTTCTATCCTTTCTTCCGGTATCTGATTCTTAAGACTTTTTCTGTCTCCGAAATCGTATATCTGATGGCATTCCATACATGCCAGAACTATGTTTTCCGGGTCACAGCGCAAACCTGGGTGTGCTCCCCGGCTCAATATATGGGAGAAAAAAATAGGCTTCATTTCAAGTCCCAGCCATTTTCCGCAATGGAAACAATAATGCGGATTTTCCTCCCATACTTTAGCAAACACTTCATTAAGCCTGTTTTCCTCTTCCTTCAATGAAGCACGATTCAGTTTCAATTTCTTTCTATTGTCGTAGCATTCTTTGCATAACCATCTGTTACGGTCGTATATAAAATGGTTTTCCTTACAAGAAACACACGGTCTTACTTCTTCCTTCACTGTCTTTTTCATGGTGCAAATATAATAATATTATCTGATAACATAAACTTTTATTATGTCATTTTTCACAAATCTTATAAAATATACAATCCTTACATCTATTTTTGTCGAATAACCATCCTCCGTACTGGCTGCAAAGTATGAACCCCTTCTCCTTGTTCCAATACTTTTTCCTCAACATCTCCCTGTATCTTTCAGATAAACCCTCTTCCTTCTCCTTAAACGGGCTTATCCATCCTCTTTCTCGCTGATACTTGTTAGCTCTGAATACTTGATATCTTCCTCTCTTGTTCCACTTTTCTATTGCCTTCGGTCCTATCAAATTATAGGGGTCGAATATTATTTCCTTGTATCGGCTGCTCTCTATCATAGACCCTTGAAACACCATATATTCCCATAATGCCCTATTAGAGGAAATCCCGGTCTTTTCCCAGAACTTTTCCATGAGTTCTATTTTTGACCGGGTTCTTTTAAAATTAGGGGTATAATTGAAAAGATATTCTATAATCCTTTCAATGGCTGTTTCAAGCCTCTTGTTCTCCCCACAATCTTTTTGCTGTGTCATAATTCTTTTGCATATCATTAACCGCCTTCTTCGCATAAGTCAATGAATAGACGTGTTCCCGTGGATATTTGCCGGACTTCAAGCCTTCGTGATATTCTTTGGCTTTCTCTAACTTGTGCTCGTAATAGTCTATACTTTCCGGCATAGATAGATTAATTACCTCCGCTTTCTTGTCCCAATACCTGGCTACTCTTTCATGTTCGACAGCCTTGTCACTGAACTCAACACTTTTGCCCATATTGTTCCAGGCATCGTCAATCATCTTTCTATGTCCTCTTTCGCTGTGGTGTCCGACCTTGATAGGTTCTCCCAATGATAGAAAGTCTCTATCTTTATTCGATTTTTCGTAATACTCGTTACTCTTTTGTTCTGCCGAAGCCGCCCACATTCTGCGTCTTTCCGCTCTTTGCTTCGCCCATTCCTGGACGTTGAAACCGTCTGCACGTACTATCGAATAGTAATAAAATCCGTCTTTTTCGTATATCAAGTTGAAAACAATACATTCGTTTTCCTTTCCGTACTTGGTTGTTACTTCGATAACTTCTCCCTTCTCATACTTTTCTTCACATTTTGCTAAAAATACATTCGGACAAAACTTGCTGTAAACGTTCATAACTTCAAAATTTTATTTGTTTGACAATCAAAAATTGTTAGCTTTTAATTCGCATTTCAACTCTCCGTTTTTATACATTCTTACAGAAGCAATCACTACCGTACTGGACAAATAGCGTCCAATATCTTTTCTCAGTTTTTGTTCCAAAGCTATAGCCTTTGCCATTGATTTAGTTCTTTTCTTCAATACCTTATTAAATCCGAAAACTATATCTTTCGTTTCAATCTCAAAGCTATATACATTTGAAAACAACACCTTTTTCAAATCTTCCGTCATTCTTTCTACATTTGATTTCATATCTTTTATCTTTTATTTGTTTGACTTTCTTTCCTTATCACATTGCAAAGATAATATTATGTTATGAGATACGCAAGTGCTTATGTCTAAATCGTCTCTGTTTTAACATCATTTAATAGGATAATCTCTTTCTTGCATCCTATAGCAACCCTTATATACTCTATTATCTCCTTATAGTTTTCCGGCAACATATTGTGTTTCACTTGATTGTCTTTCGTCCATAGAGGTTGTAAATTTCTCCAGTTGAAACATACAAACTGGTGCCATTTGTCGCTCATATCAAACAAGGAACAAGGTACAATATGGTCTATCTCCCATTCCGAACCGTAATTGTCCCACGTCATACCGGGCAAAAACTGTTTTTCGAGATGTCTTTTTAAAAACTCTACAGAACAACCAAGCAATTCAAGAGACTTGCCTCTTTTACTGTTTCTTCTTACTGCTTTGGATATTCTACCTCTTATGTTCATACATAATCTGAAATAAGGGTCTGTTATTCTTCTCGTTCGATAATAATTAGTTCTATATTCTACAAATTTATCCCTTCTTCTATATTCTTTATTGTAAGCATTAATCCTTTCTTTAAATTTATCCGTTTTTGTATATTCAATCTGTTGTTTTTTCTTACATTCTTTACATTTATAAGCATAACCAAGTGGATTCTTATTTTCCTTGAAAAAGTCTTCTTTTGGTTTTATTTCTCCGCACTTAGGACACTTCAAATATTCCTTTCCTTCTATCATTATAAATTCTCTTGGAGGTCTTTTTACAACATGATTTTCTTTATAATATTCTTTAGCATATTGTCTTTTATATTCTCTTTGTTCTTCTGTATATACCCGTTTTGAATTCCATTCTTTTTGCTTTGCCTTTCCTTTTTCAGAAGCATGGTATCTTTTGTAAGCAT